CTGTTCCTGTGGCGGTCTCGGCGGCAACTGCTGGAATAAGATATGCGAGAGGTGTGAGGTCACACGTTCTCCAAATCATTATCAATGTGAATACGATAACCACGATATTCACGATAGCCGCAAACACGAGGATTTTCTTTGAAAACTCCATTTTGGCTTTTCGTTTCCTACGAGCCATTAGACCTTCTTGGTGTAGTCAAGAGAAATCCAGCCAGCCCCGGATTTCAATTTACCCCACTTCTTCGCTCCCTGTCCTGTCGCTTCCGCTACGATAGTGTAAACACCCATGTCTCGGATAGCACCGTTAGTACCGTAGTTCGTACCAGCACCCTTACGGATATTGAGGACTGCGGTAGTTACCTTAACCCAATAAGGCTTGAATGTCTCCTCGACCTTTTCGGTCTTGCCGGAGTAAACCACCTTACCGTCTTCATCGAATACAGAGTAGCCCGGATTCTTGTCTACCTGTTTCTTCGCATTGGCGAGAACGGTGTACGCTCCGAGCTGGGATTTTGCGTCAGCCCATGTTTTACGAACACGATACATCGTCTTCTTCGTAGGGGTCACAGGCTTGCCCTCGGTAGCAGAGCCACCGTTGAGGATAGCATTTACCTTATTGGCAATATCCCCATGACGCTCATACAGATAATCACCCGGACACGCTTTAGCGGCGAAGTCTCTGTGAACGGTCATGTTACAACCGTTTCTGTGATTCATTCTGTCAGCCTTATTCGTAGACCATACCAGCTTCTTGATACCATTACGCTTACAAATATCAGCCACCAACTTGATAAGAGCTTCGTATGCTTCGTCCGTAACAGCATAAGGGTGTTTGGTGTCGCTTGCCACCTCGATAGTGATAGCTCGGTTATCGTTATCTCTGTTGGAAGAACACCAGCTACGGTCTTTTTCGTCAACAGACAATCCGATAGAACCGTCCTTACCTACAACGTAGTTTGCGGAACACTCTCTGTCGGTTGTAGCGAAATAATCACAACCCTGTTTCGCTGTCCACTGACCTACGATACAGTGAATCGTGATTGTGTCAATCGCATGGTTACGAGGACTGGTTTTGTTGTTGGTGATTCTCGTATATGTCACCAAAGAACTGTTACTCATTTCGTCTACCTCCTTCTTTTCGTTGTCGAATTGAGTTAAATTATACTTCTCAATAACCTTCATAAGGTTATCAACGTAATTCAGAGACGTTGCGTACCCATCTGCTTTGATGTTACGGAGATACGTCTCGGGGTCTGTTACCCCTTTGAGGTTGGAGTAATTCGGAATATTGATAAAATCAAAATATCCGATAACACCGTTTTCCATGTCGGTAAACTTGCACCACTCCATAGAGGAACTCGTATAACTTCCGTCTGCGTTCTGTTCGCTCCCGACTTTGGTATAGATACCGACACAGGTTTTACACCTACCTTTTCGATATTTCAGACCAAAGTAGTTGTGAGCGTTCACAGCCAGCTCGGAAGTGCCGCTCGCACTCTCCAAAATCGCTTGAGCGATAATTGGAGAGTGGACAGCGATACCGTAGGAGTGAGCATATTTCACGACATATTTTGCAATCTGTTCAATGAAATTGCTCATGCTGAATCCTCCTTACATTCCAAACTGTTTGAAAATGAAGCCAATAACAATACCCACAATAGCTGTGATAACGTAGCCGGAAACCGTTCTCCAACGCTCACCGTCTCGTGATTCGAGAGCTTCGATGTGTTCGCCTTGCTTTTTCTGCTCCTTAACCATAGCGTCCATACTGTTAGCCATGTTATTGATAGCGATAGTCAAGTCTACGATTTCCTTCACACCAGCTTCCAAATCTTTGATACGAGCGTTCATGCCTTTATGCTCCTGTTCCATACGCTTCACGAACTCCTCGTGTTCTTGTCTGCCTACATAATCTCTATCGTCCATAAACTGTCACCTACTTTCCGCACCGAGAGGGGTAGAGGGTATTAACCCTCGTACACCTCCCCGGTGATTTCTTCATACTCGGCGGCGGTAATCCAACCCTTCACAACAGCGTTAGCCACCATGCCTTTACTCCACATACCCATGTCGTAATATTTCTTTACCGTAGCGTATTTCTTACTGTGTGCCATATTCTTATACCTCCATATCCACGTCTGCCATCATAGCGATGTAGTCGATTTTTGCGTCAACTTCCATGTCTCGAAGTTCCTGTGCGGAAAGCTCTCTGAAAGCAAGATACCAACCGTCAGCATATTCAACCTGTTGAATCAGCTCAACATTGTTGTAAGTGACCTCGGTTTCGCCATCGGAGACTACCATTTCGGAGAGATTACCCTCAAAGATACTCTCGTCAATTTTGGTAGAGCTTACGAAATTATCTCCATTCTTGGAGAGACCTTTCAGCTCTGTACCATCTGCAAGTCTAATTGTGTACTGCATAATGTTTCCTCCTTTAATTGATTGAATAGGGTTTCAATGTTACTTCTCTGAATCTTGCTCATAATTTTGTAGTGGTTCTTGAACCATGAGCGGAAGAAATCGGTAAATTCCTTCTCTGTCAATTTAGGAGCAAGTTTCTTCATTTTGCGTCTCATAGCTGTGAGACGTTTGGGGTTAATCTTCTGAATAACCCTCCCGGTATCAGTAAGCGAATACTGTACCTGTAAGAATCGCCAGTAGCTCGAGAGCTTACATATCCTCGTCTTGTGGGTATTAACCGTTATACCGAGTTCAGCCGCTATCGAGATAATGTCCTTGAGCAAGTCTTGTAGGTATTCCTTGCTCTCGTGAATGACGTAGCTATCGTCCATATACCTACCGTAGAACTCCACACCCTTTACGATTTTGATATAGTTATCAATTCGTATCGGATAGGCGATACCAGCGACCTGTGCCACTTGGTCTCCAATGTTGAGGTGCTTCGCCATGAATTTCTCCCCGGTGAGGAGAGATTTATCAATGTGTTGGTAGACGAGCGAATTAAACAGGGTGTTCAAACACTCCTCGTATTCATCGTCTGCCATATAGGACACATCTACCCTTGAGCGTTCTATGGTTTTCCTCAAGAGCCATAGAGCGTGTTCATCATCGACATATTTCTCAAACAGTTCCAACAACACATCATGTCTGATATTGTCGTAGTATTTGGAGAAGTCAATCAGAAGAATATAACCATCGTTAGAACCATGCTTCGCATAGTACCTTCGTAGGTGAGTGAGCAATCGGTTTCGGGTGAACGCTATCCCTTTTCCGACAAGGCTCGCTCCGTTGTCATAGATAAGGAAATTCCTTACCGCTGGATTAAGTACCTCGTCACAGAGAGCGTGTTTCACAATCCTATCCTCGATTTGCTCACCCCTTATAACTCTTGTCTTACCACGCTCATTTAGCACGAACTCGGTAGAGGGGCGAAACTTATACTCCATGTTTTCAAGTTGTTTCTGCATAGCCGCAAGTTCTAATAAATACGTCATTTCAAATTTTTGGACTTGAGGTTTCCAATCACTACCTTGTTTGGCTCGTTTATAAGCGTCATAAAGTGCATTACCATCAAATATCTCACGCTGATAACAGGAGCTATCGTAATAGCCTGTGTCGTGTTTAGCATTTACCATAATGGAAGGACAACCTCTCCTTTCTCTGTCTGCGAAACGCTCGATAGGCTACTCAATCGCAGAATCGAAATCCGGGCGAACACCATTAGAGTTAGAAGCGTTGTTGTAGTTCGCATTACCGTTGTTGTTGACATTGGCGAAATTGGAAGCGGAATCAGAGATTGCCCTCTTAAATTTGTTGTCAGATTTTCTCCAACCTTTGAGAAGGTTTATCTCTGTCTGTATCATGTCAGCAAAACGAGTATACTTGTTCACATCGACAGGGAGAGTTTCGATAGCGTATTGCAACTCCTGTGTGAGCCTATAACACTGACCGATAGCCTTGTCCTGTAAGAGCCTACGCTCAACCAGTTCCTCCCAAACGGTAGGGTAAATGCTGTTGGCGGTATAGACATACTCCGTAATGTTACGAAGACAGTCCATTACGACTTGTCGTTCATCGGCAATAAACCATGTGTCGAACGCTTCGTATTTCGCCTTGAGCTTGTCGTATCGGTCTTTCTCCTCGGGTGTAAGTTCTTCATATTCTCTGTCACCAAATTTGTGAGAGATACGCTTTTCAGCTCGCTCGAAGTCGTACCCGAAGTTGCGGAGTAACAGATTTGTTACCTCCTGTCGAACTTTGTTGAAGTGATGGAATACTTCAAATTGTGATTGTTTTCGTTTGCTTTTTAATACTGACATTTACTTAATAAACCTCCGTCAATGCGACCCACAAGGGGTCGCAGATTTAAGATATACAGAAAGCCGGGCGAACACCATAAGAGTAAGAAGCGTAGTTGGAGTTCGCAAGACCGATGCCGTTGACAACGGCGAAAAGGGAAGCGGAAACTACGTCTCTCAACCACCATGTCGCTCTGTTACAAATTCTGCTCGGTTCGTGTGCGAACAAAGGCAACTGCGACTTCTCAACTCGATAATTGGAGTAAACAGCACTACCGTTAGCGATAGGCATAAAGATAGCACCACCGTAAACCATCTGTTCATTCATCAGCTCAACTTCACTGTCAAACCATGCACCAGCAGAAGGGTGTCCGTCCGTAACAGCGTTCACAAGATAAACTCTGTGAGAAAGAACGTGTCCACTGAAAGCCGCTTTGATAGTGGTCTTTGCCTGTTCGAGACCCTCGGTATACATTTTTGAGCCAGTATAGCCGCCGGTAGTTATGTTGCTGTCGTTCATAACATGGTTATAAAGACAGGTATCGGGAACGATAACCGCATGGTGGGTAGTACAAGATGTGTCACCGCAATTCAAATAGTAATCGAAAGCGGCGATTCGCCAGTTCACACCATTGATTACCCAATAGTCACCGATATACAGGTCTTCAAACGTACCAGCTTTGATTGCGGCATACTGTGCGGAAGTAACCGCAGTACCGAGGTTCTCACCTCTGTAAATTGCGTTATGAGCCGCCGCATTGTTGAAAAGCAGAGGTGCTACCTTTGCGTCCATAGGCTCATTAACCTTGTTTCTGAAATTGGCAAAGGTGATATTCTTCAAACCTGTGCCATCGTGAATGGGAATGAGGTTAGCGTCTGCCGGAGTGGTAATCCCGGTCAAATCCGTAACCTTTTTCTGATTATCAGCCATTTTGTTTTCCTCCTTTAAGATTCAATGTGTTTCCAGTCAGCTACAATGGTGAAACCTAAATCGTCTGCAAGAACAGCCCCGGTATCATCAACTGCGAGAGGTGCGTAGAACTCGTTGTGAATAATCATGTATTCCAAACGAGCAATCGTAGCGTTTGCTTCGTCAAGCTGATTCTGCAAGCTCCCGGCAACATCAGAGCTTAACTGGTCTTTGATTTCAGCGAACCATGCGTCAAATGCCGCTTTTTGTTCACTTTCGTAAGTAGCCATTCTCTGCTCATACCCGGTTTCGATACTTTCCATAGTCTCGTCACCTTCGGTCTTCAAATCAGCTACATACGTTTTGTAAGAATCGTACTCCACGTTGGTGAGGGTTCTTACGTTTTCAATTACATCGTTCGCTTCGCTTCTGAACTCTGTCTTCTGCGTGTCGAAGTAGGTTTGGAACTCCTCGTACAAGTTCGTTCCGTTTTCTACCATGGACATAAGGATATTCAGAGCTTCATTCATTCGGTTAGCGTCTTTTGCACCGAAGAAGGAATTTTCTCTGTTGGTGTAAACCGTCACGTCCTGTAACGAGATAGTACCATCATCGTTATTCACCATCGCATATCTCTTGAGACCAGCCCACGAAGCGTCAGTGTAATTAGTTGGTAACAAACTCCATGCCATCGCTTATAATCCTCCTTTCATTCCGAAATTCCATGTCAACGTCCTCCTTCCCTCGGCTTGATTTGTGAGCCTGTCGTAAAGGTCGAGGATTGCCCCCTCCAAACGATTCAGTTCTACAAAATCCATTGTGTTACCGTTATCGCTATAAATGGGGGTATTCCCATACGACCTTTTAAGGCTCTTGCTGTTAATGGTGTTGAGGTTTTGTTCCAGCTTATTGATTTCATCAGCATAGAAGTAATCCTTCGGGGTTCTGTCAGAACCGAGAGAATGGATTGAAAACTCGTCATACATTTTCACAGCCAATTCAGCGAGATATTGGAGGTTGTTTTTAATGCGGTTGAAATCGACAGCGTTGAATCGGTCTCCGATGTAAACACCGTCAATCACTTCACCATGCCAATTTGTTTTAGGTGTAGTCCACATGATTTAACCTCCTATCCTTCGGGCAGTTACCTTACCCGAAAATGCTTGTTTGAAGTTCACCGTATGTCGGTAGATAGTCACCTTCATATCGGAGTGGAACTCATTTTCTTGGTAGACAATATCCGTAGCGTCAATTTCGGGATTTCCTCGGGTAGTGTATTCATACTCGATTGCACCCATATAGTAATCAGCCAGCCACTCCACAAGGTCATTCGCCATTGTCATGTCGGAAATGAGAGGGTTTTCCCATTTAATCGTCTTACCCCTATTGTGTAGGGTCTTGATAGCGTATCTCTCTACGATTTTGTAGCGATAGCCCAACACCTCGAGCTTATAAGAGCCTGTGGTATTGAATTTCAGAGTAACGTAGTAATTACCCCAATCAATCACCTCTGCAAGTCCAGTCTGCTCATTCAGAGTAGCTCTGTAACCGTAGGAAGGGTCTTGGATATAGTAGGTTTCCACCTGTCCGGCTACAACCTCAACGTCCTCGTACACGAGGTTCTCCTCTTGCTTACCTTGCTGGTAACTGTAACAAGGAACGATAACTTCCTTGACAAGTTCCTGTTTGATAGCTTTCGGGGAGGAGGTCATATCTTTTCGGGTCATGGTGAAATCCGTAACCTCGCTCAAGCTGAAATGATTCAGCACAATTCGGCTTTCCGGCTCTGCGGTCTGTACGAACTCAATTTCCATTGAATCGAAATCGTCAAAATCGTTAATAATAACTGTGGTCTTGCTGATTTCATCGCTACCAACTTCGTACTCTGTAACCAGCTCCCCGGTATTGTAGGTACGAATTTTGAAAGCCGCCGGGAGAGCATTACCGAAAATGAACTTCATACTGTAATAAGCTCTGATTGCTTCCAACGAGATTTTTACAATCGGATTGTCCACGAAGAATCCATTCTTATCCGAAACAGATTCAGAGATAAAACCTGTATTGAGGTCGCTCTTTCCATCTGCCGGAAGGAAGTACATTCCACCGTTGACAGGAGTGTAATTCGTAGCGAGAGTACCGTATTCGTCCTTCTCGGTCTCATTTAGAATGTTACCGACATTGGAGAATGAGGTAGCACCTTCGGAGGTTGCTGTCGCTTCGGGTACGAAACTGGATTTAATCTGAATATCACCAAATCGAGACTGTGACAGCGTACATCGACAGGCATTGGCGATAATCTGTAATGCTTCCTTGTGTTGCACCCTCGGCATAGGATTTTTTGTGTAAAGGTTCTTCAATCGAGGGTCAAGATAGTAATTCGTGATACCAGCGTCAGCCAATATCTCTTGAGCCAATTTGTAATAGCTCTTGCCGGAAGCGGCATACAAACCCTTAACGTATTCAGAACCCATGGTACGGAAAATGTCTTGGCAACGGATAGTAGCTGTGTTATCGTCACTTTCCCACTCGGAACAGAGAAGGTGATTACCTTGAATCCATTCGATTTCATCAGAGCCGGGAAGCTGATAACCATACATAATATCCATTTCCTGTCCTGTCTCGAGGTAGTTAATCGCTGATTTCGGGTTATCGACATTAAAGTAATGGTCGTAATTTTTCAGCGTAACCGAGAAGTCAATCTGCGGCACATCTGCTCCAATCGGAGAGATATAACTATCGAGGGTAGAACCCATGACAGAATCGTTGTAGTACACAAGACCATAACCGAAGCGGATAGAGTAGATACGAAGTCTGCTCTGTGGGTTCTTCATGCGATAGAACACCAGCTTCAAGTAGGTTGTGTCCTCGAAAACTTCCTCGGTAGACCATTCGGCTTTATCATTGTCTCGGAACTCGACTGTCTGACCTGTACTACCCATAACATCGAAGTCAACCGGGTAATTCTCTCCGAAGTTAATTGTCAGACCTCGGAAATCGGTAGCGTCTGTGTTGAGATTGATTGTAAGCTCGCACTGTGCTTCTGATACCAGCTCTTTACCGACCAATCCAGTGTCGTAGAATTTGTCAGCAGAGGAGCTTCTCGGTAAGAAGAACATTGAACCGTCAACCCTCGTAAAATTTTCCTCGAGTGTCGCATAAACGGTATCGTCCGTATGCTCTCCGAAAAGATTGTCTTTGTTGGAGTAATAGGAATAATCACCGTCTGTGATTTTGGCTTTCGCCTGTGCTTCTTGGTTGACAAGTCCGAAAGAGAGCATTATAAAAGCTCTCTCTCGGAGGGAGGATTTCATACTTGCTTTGTACGCTTTAGATACTTTCTGCATGATTAACCCTCCCCTGTGTCAATGAGATTCACCTTGCAATTCCTGTAATGGGTAGGAGTTCCGTTCTCGTCCACCCAATAAGGCTCGCCTGTTCGGTCTCCGCAATACATTCTGATTGTCTTTCGTGAGTTAGTCACAGGGTCATTGAAGGTAACATACACGAAGAAATTACTCAAAATCCTCAAGATGTTTTCCCACTGTGCCGCTGTGAGCCACGACCACTCAAGACCATCTATCTTGTACTGGTCTCGACCTACTCGCTGTCCTACGACAGCACCGTTAGCGTCTCGCCCGGAATTTACAACTGTGGTTACGATTACGTTCACACCTCGCTTGCAAGGTGGTAACTCATAACCATTTATCGCTAAATATGCCATAGTTACCACCTCCTTTATTTAGCGAAAACGTAACCGTTGGCTTTCTGCTGTGTTACCACAGCGTCATTAACTGTACGATTGCCAATCTGTACTATTGTCTGTTCCTCTTTATCTGCCTGTCTCTTTGCGTCAGACGCAATTTCCTTGAGAGTAGGCTCAACGTACTCTCTGTAAAAATCTCGCATAGAGTTATACATGGAATCGTCAGAGGAATAATGTTTATACGCTCTTTGAGAATCCTCGAAGACCGTTCTTGCCAAAGCGTTTGCCGGGTCGTAGGTGTCAACCGTACCCACGTTTGTTACAACATAGTTAGAACCGACCATGACAGCTCGAATGATACCGTTCGCACAAGTAGTCATTTGACCGACCATGCTTCTCCAATATCCTGTGAACTGTGCCATACCAGCTACGATAGAGCTGTGCATTACTTGAGCCAACTGGAATCGGTTAAGAACCTCCGTAGTGCCATTTACATGACCTACAAGCTCCGCTCCGTCTTCTCCGGCTACGAACATCGAGCCATGGGCTTTTGTCGTACCGCCAGCGTATTTAGGGATAGAATCCCACCAGCTACGACCCATGGAATTGATTGTGCCGCCGGAAGCGAACATCTTCACACCACCGTTAGCACCAACGATACCGCCATCTGCCAGTCCGAAGAAAGACTTGATAGAAGACCAGCCGCTCTTAAAGAGGGAGATACCTACCGATACCGAAGTACCAATCCAGCTTGAGATAGAACTCCAACCGTTCCTCCAAAGGGAAATACCAACGGAAGACGCTGTTCCTATCCAGCTTGACAGTGAAGACCAACCGCTCTTAAAGAGGGAGATACCTTGATTGATAACAGGTAATGTACCAATCCAGTTCTTTACGCTCGTCCAACCCGACTTCAACAGAGAGATACCCTGTGACAATACCGGGATAGTACCGACCCAATTCTTAACCGTAGTCCAGCCGGATTTCAGTAAGCTGATACCTTGAGAGAGTACCGGGATTGTTCCTATCCAATTCTTAACCGTAGTCCAACCACTCTTGAGGAGTGAAATTCCTTGGGATAGAGTAGGGATATTTCCAATCCAGTTCTTTACTGTTGTCCAACCGCTCTTTAACAAGCTGATTGCCTGTGAGAGTGTAGGAATGTTACCAATCCAGTTCTTTACGGTTGTCCAGCCGGATTTTAAGAGGGAGATAGCCTGTGAAATGATAGGCAGATTGCCAATCCATTCCTTAACTGTCTTCCAGCCCGACTTAAACAATTCAACACCGATTTTGAGGTTCTCAATCGGGTTGCGTGTGATAACTTCCACGATAGGGTCGATGATATTCTTCTTAATCCATTCACCGATTTTCTTAAACGGTTCTAACAGACCCTCGAGAATACCCTCTGCCAAAAAGATACCGATTTGGTCTCTGAATACCGTAGAAGGACTGTTGATACCGAGAGCGTCACAGAAGCCCTCTACCAAACCGTCAACCCATTCGGTAATACCTTCCCAAATTGCTCCTAATCCTTCGAGTACACCTTCCCAAATGCTCGAGCCGACTTCCTTCAATCCCTCCCAAATAGAAGTGATTACCGCACCGAGTTTGTCGGGCAATTCGAGGAAGAAATCAGCTACGCTTTGTACCACATCGGGTAGCCACTCGTTGAAGAAATATGGTAGCGAAACTGTGAAGAAGTTTTTCAGTGCTTTCTTGATACTTTCGGTCAGCTCGGAAATCTTGGAAGGGATAGTAACGGTTACGAAATTGATAGCTGACTTAACAGCATTTCCGAACCACTGACCCATGTTGTAACCGAGACCGTTCCAATCGTAATCTTTAATCGGTTGCCATAGTTCATCGAACCATTCGTCAATGTCCGAAGCTAAATCGGAGAACCACTGACTGATTTTACCGGGTAGAGTGTCAAGCCAATCGCTCACGACCTTGAGACCCTGTTCCAGCTTTTTAGGGAAGGATTTGAAAGCCTTTACGACTTCGCCGGGGAACGCTTTCACGTCCTCAACTCTATCGTCAAACCATTTTTTGATTTTCTTTCCAGTTTCCTTCGCCCACTGTGCGATGGAATCCCAATTTTGAGCAATAGCGATACCCAAATCTATCAACAGACCGACTACCAATCCGATTAACGCACCGCCAGCCGCTCTTATTGGACCTCCTAAAGAGCCGATAATTGCACCGATACCAGCACCACTCACCGTAGCACTTAACGGAATCAGTACACCGTTCAGTAGATTCAGACCGTTTGTAATAGCGTCCTTGATACCGACTACAAAGCCTACAAGACCAGTGACCGCCGCACCAATACCAGCCGCCAGTGAACCGAACGCAAGGGCAAGACCACCGATAACTCCACCGCCACTTGCAATCATGCCGAAGAAATTATCTATATCCAGTCCGTTGACCCACGCATTGATACTCTCACCTATAAAGGCTACCGAGCTACCGACAGCGAGCGAGACACCGAGCATTGTCTTTAATCCACCTGTAATAATGCCGAGCGATTTCAGTAATCCCATAACCTTCCATGCGGCGATACCAGCACCGATAGCGGCTACCAAAATTACAATTTCGCCCAATCGTGTCTTGAACAAATCAGACCACGAGTTGATTTCTCCTGTGATACCGAGCCATTCCTTGAATTTCTCTACGAGGTCGTTTACACGACTGTCGATAGCGTCACCGAGGAAATCATATTCGGGAAGTTCAAATCCCAAATCGCCACCTCCGGCAATACCCGAGCCGCCACCAGCTCCCGAAGCGTCTGTCGGGGAAATGATGTTCAACTCGTCGATACCGAGCATGGCATTTTTCAAATCTTTTGCCGCTTCCGTAGCACCGCCCAAACCGTCTTCAATGTCTCCGGCGATACCAGCTCCCTCCGTCAGAGAGGAGTAGTCAACTTCCGGCAATTTGAAACCGAAAAGACTTGCGATAGAATTTGCTAAAATTCTAATCACTTTTGCGAGTGCAATAGCATAAGGTAGAACAGCATTGAGAACCGGGATAAAGATATTACCCAAAGCTCTTGCACACTGTGTTACCTGTGCTTTCAAAATACGAAGCTGGTTAGCTGGTGCATTAAGAGTACGAGCCATGTCACCTTGAGTTGACGTTACCTGTGTCATAATGGCATAGTAACGAATCTGTGCTTTTTCAGCCTGTGTCATGCTGTTGAAACTCTTTGTGATACCGAGCGAAAGTGCTTCCGCTTTCAATCGAGCTTCCGACAGGTCGTAACCCAATCTACGAAGGGGTTCAAGTTCACCCGAGATACCCGAGGTCAACTTCTGCATAGCGTCTTCATAGCTGATATTAAAGAACGAGGAGAGGTCGTAACCGAGCTGGGTGAGGTTCTTCGACATGATATATGCTCTGTCGCTCGCCACACCGAAACCTTCGGTGATTGTCATAAATACACCTTGATTACGCATCCACTCGCCGGGGTCAATACCCATAATTTCAGCGACTTGATTTGCATACGCTTGAGCTTCCTCGGCATATTTACCCATGGACACATTGAAAAGGTTTAAGTTTTCAATGTAGCTGTTCGATTCAGTAATCCACGAAGCAATCATTCTCGCACCGACCCGGACAGCGTTATAAGCCATTCGAGCTTTCGCCCAAAAGTTCATGTAGCTGTTGGCGGCACTGTTATTCGCTCGTGTCAGATTGTTCGTAGCAGACACCATGTTTCGGATATTTGAAGGAAGTCTGTTGAACGCAGTAGATACCGAGTTAAGCTGATTCACGAGAGGGGTGAGAGCGTTGGACATAGCTTGAATGTTTCGTGTGAATGTAGTCCAGTCAACACCATTCAAGGTCTGTGCCAATGCCGGAATCTTACCCAACTGTGTGATAGCGGATTTCAGCCCGGAAGCATTACCAATACTACCCAACGAAGATAGAGCGTTGGACATTTTCGTGATACCCGAGAAGTCCACACCATTCAGCGAAGTAGCGGCACTACCGATGTTCTTCAACTGATTACCGATGGAGCTTGAGAGCTTAAGATTACCCAAACCTTGTAGTTTGGACAAACTCGTTGCCAGCTTATCCACCTTGTCAACAGAAGAAGCGTCCACACCTTTAAGGGCGGTATTGAGGTCTCGTAGCTGATTAGCCACGCTTCGTAACCCAACACCGCCCTTCGTTGCGATTTTTAGCTTTGACAAAGAAGCGGAAAGAGCGTCTATACCATTAACCGCCGAGGTTGAACTCGACTGTACCTCTAACTCGAGAGATTCGATTGTAGTTGGCATAATACTCACTTCCTTTCTTCAAATCGTTTGTTATTTGCGACCATGTACGCTTGCATATAACGTACACCTTTTTGTGCTTTTTCCTTTTCCTTCTTGAGTTTAGCTTCCTCAACAGTTCTCTTGTTGATAGGATATGCTTCCTCAACATAAGGTTGGGGTTTAGTTCCCTTTTTGGCGAAAGCGTGTAGGACAGGAGCGATTCGGATAATTGCGTCATAGACGTACATACCCTGTAACCATGCTTCTTGATTTACTCGCTCCTTTCTGATTTCCTCCGCTTTGCGATAATACTTCGTCAGAGTACAATCTTTATCCCAATACTGTTCTTCCGTCATACCTATTGATAAGTAATAGGGGAACTTGTCGTAAAAAATCTCCGTATAAGGAAAAGGGGAAGCAGAGCGATTCTCACGCTCGCTCCCCTTGTTAGCGGATTCATCATTGGACAGTGAACCACTTACCAGCTCGCTGTCCAGCTCACGTTTCCCTCGGATTCTTCGGGTTCTTCAACCAGTGCCATAATCGGCTCGTTATACATTTCTGCCAGCTTACCGATAAGCTCCTCCTTGCCAGTCATTTTAGCGTAGATAGCGTCAATGACCTCCTGTTTCACAAATCTGTGATGTGCAAGGAACGCACCAGCGAAAAGAGTAGGCAGAGTGGACATAGGTTTAGTCTCAACCTCTGCGGCTACAAAGCCCTTCTTTTCCATTTCGGTAACTGTTCTGCGAGTGAACTCAAGTGTATACTCTTTGTCCTCGTAAGTGAATTTCAACTGTTTAGCCATGATAAATTATCCTCCTTAAAAATTGTGCTTACGCTTCCTCGTCCATGCTGATAGGAGTAGAAGGTGCAATAGTGATAGTCATGTCAACTACCTCGTTTACACCGCCACCAACAGGGAATACGGAAAGCTGACCCTTAAACTTGAACTTACCGTCAGTACCAGTAGGAGTAACGGTATCGCCGCTTTCAGTACCACCGAACCACACAGCGTACTCGTTCTCAATACCCTCAAGGGCTTTCAGAGACTTGTACTCGTCAAAGGTGTAGTTAGAAGTGAACTCGAGAGCGTCAATGTTCTGAATACCCGGAATATAAGTCTGCATTTTGTCAGACAGAGTAGTAGTCTCCAACATTTCGGGAGAACCACCCAAATCCGGGAACTCTTTAATGTCAATGAGCTTTTCCCATGCGGATTCAGCCTTCTTCATCAAAAAGATTTTGTAAGTGCTAATAGCCATGATTCTTTACCTCCTGTAAATTACTTTGTTTTTAGATACGATTGCTCTATATCTGCCTACCATACGGTAGATTGTTGCGTCTTCCTCATTTGGAACAGGTGTCAGCATGGTTCGTGTAAAGCCGAGTGCTAAAAGCTGTTCGTCTATAAGAGCGATAATACTCTTGCATTGAGCTTTCTTACCTGTCTTGAGGTTCGAGTAGACGTTCACCTCATATAGCACTTCAACGTGATTCTCATTACTGTCGGTTGTACGACTTTTGAGATAAGGCTGATTGTCTGTTTCCACGAGAGAAACGCAAGGGAAAGAAGGTGGAGATTTAACATATTCACCTGTCATATAGATTGTGGAAAACTTCTCACGAACCTTTGTGGCTACGATATTGAAGATTTCAGTTTCAATGTCAATCACCCGAACACCTCCTTTGCGATTTGTGCGATTTCATTACAAACGGTTGTCACAGCTCGGGTCATTGGCATACGAGCCGGAGTACCATGTGTCACATGAATAACACCGTTTTCGTCTCTATAACCCCACGATTTTTTCTTACCGTTTTCACCGAAACTTCCGATTGTAAAGCCCAACTCCGCACCATGAGGGTGAGGAGAAGAACCGGGAGAGCCATTATGATAGACACCAGCACCAAACTCAACCCAAATAGCGTCCTCGCCATTCGCAACAACGACAGTAACCGCCCCTCGGTTATCTACCGACACATCGACTTGTGCTACTCGGCTTTGCTCCGAGGACTTCACACCATTTGTAATAGTGCGGTAGGTATCGTCAACAATCGCACCGTTGAAACCCTGTTGAGCTTCTTCGGCTAATCTTTGAGCCACCCGGTCTCGGAACTTATCGACTTTTTTCAAAAAGTCTCGCTTGTACTGTTCTAATTCTTTAATAGCTCTATCAATGTCTTGCTCTGATAATCCAAATGAAATTTTGTGTTTAGCCACTTACCATCACCTTACTGATTGCGATAGACACAGCGTTCATACTCTTGGCAACCTTCTTCACGACATAATCGTGGGGGGTTACGACTTCGCCGGATTCGTTGACAATCAACTTACCGTCTTCATCGACTTGAGGAACAGTGTCTACCCACAGTATTGTGTACTCGTCAATCGCCGGAGCGTCTGCGTCCATGACAATAACCTTGTCGTAGGATTCATTCTCACCGAACTGTCGAGTTTGGGTTTCACCCTTTGCGGCAGAGATATTGGCGAAACATTCAATCGGATTACCATGTTTGACATTGTATTCGCCTGTCAGATTTCCGTACTCGTCTGTCACAGGCTCTTTGCTCTCATAGAAAGCGTAATGGAATTTGACCTTGTTTCTCACCATGCACTTCATCGTATCACCCCACAATGAGGTGTGACCGCTTTCAGCATGGAAGCTGGTACATCTGCGTTCTCGTAGGAACGAGAGATACCGTTTTCCGAGTGAGAGGTCTGTCCTTCTGCACCTCGCTTATTTAGCAAGTAAGCGGCAATCTCGAGTTGGAGAGTGTCGTATTTGGAAGGAACTTCGGTAACATCGTCCTTGTACGGATAAGCTCGGGCGATGATTTTCTTACCAGCGATTAGAAGATAAGTGGATAACACCTCGTCAGTGTCAGAGCCACCGACCATCGCTTTCAAAGCTGTGAGCTTTTCTTGTTCGGTCATGTTATCCACCTCCAATCATTAACCAGCAGAGACAGTAATCTTAACCGCCTTTGTAGCGTCAGTGAGAGCCGCAAGGTAATACTTACGAGAGTAAATATCATTCTTACGAACATCTGCGTCACGTTCGGTTTCAACCTCTGTACCCTTCTTGTTGAAGATAGTAACCGCTTCCTTGGTAGCAACAATTACAGTGCCAGCCACAGCGTCCTTCTTGGTATAGATGTTTACACCAGCGACAGTGCCAACATAGCCGGAACGAGCGAAGCTCTCAACATACTTGAGGTCTTCACCGAGATTCTTACGAATAGCCGCCATATCATCAGCACATACGAAAGCGAAAATGCTTACACCCTCGATACGCTCAAGGTTGAGCTTCGCCACAGCGTCAGCAAATGCACCGAAGTTAAGTGCGTCTGCATTGACAGTAAGAGTAGCCTTGTTGAACTCTGCGAACACGTCAGCGTTTACAGTGTTGAACATATCAGTACCCATGTGACGGAGACCAACAGGAACAAGCATAGGGTCAGTCATTTCCTGTTCATCGTAGTAAGTGAAGTGATTCTGTGCTAACAGAATCTCGTATTCCTGTTCAGCGTAAGTAACTTCGATTGCCTTGCTGTTACCTTCGCCCATAGCGAGCTTTTCAGTACCATCAGTAGCAGAATAGACGTTAATCTTACGCTTCATGCCAGCAGTACCCACAAGGGAGTTATCAACAGTACAGAACTGCTGTAAATCCAAATGGGAGTTAAACTGGTCTTCAATCTCGTTAGAGAGATAGAAATTATCATAAATCTTATGAGCCATTATTCTTTACCTCCATATAATTCTTTGTATTCATCGGGGTGTTCCACAGAGTAAGCGTAACGCTCCTGTGGGGTCATTTTGCGGAGCTTTTCAAGCGTCATAGTCTTGGAATCTCCGTCACCTGTCGGTTTAGGTGTATCTTTAAGGGCTTCCGCACGAACCTTCTTTTCAACAGCTTCGAGGTGCTTCTTCTGATTTGCGAACACCTTTGCGGTATCACCGTCAGCCATAGCTTCGGCAGTTTCCTGTGCCAGCTTCTCGTCATAACCCATGCCGAGCAATTCAGCCTTGTGTTCGGAAACGGTACTCTTGCGAAGCAGAGCTTGATAATTCTTCTCTAACTCCTCACGTTCCTCTTTTTCCTTCTGCTTTGCGGCTTCATCGTCCGTCATTTTGTCCTTGAGCTGTTTCTTGGTATTCGCCAACTCGGAAGCGGTTCTATCGAACACGTCCTTCTTTACATAGCCGCTATAATCCGGGTCGGGCATATCAAAGCCCTCCAAAGCGGCAATTTTCTGTTCCGGGGTCATGTTCTCATAACCCTCGATTTTGGTAACATCTACCTTTGCCATACGAAAATCCTCCTTGTCTTTTTACGTTTTCTGTAACGATGTTTGCGATTTAAGGTTTCTCTACCTTTTTGCGTTTTAGGGTCTTCTCTGACCTATATAGAAGCGGCGAACCGCTTAAATATCATCGTCCGGGTCGTTGTTATCACCTTCGCCCGGTTCATTCTTCTTCATACTTTCCTCGATTTTCTTCTGCTGTTCCTCGTAATATTTCATACTCATGGTGTACGCAGATTCACTATCAGAGAACATACCCGAGTGCTGGAAAGCGAGCTGTGGGTGAATCTTCGGATTCTTGAGCATAGTGTCAAGTACCTGTGATTTACTCTGAATGTTCTCGTAATTTCTACGAGTGAACTTCATATCAATATCCTTCAAACGAAGGTTGAGACCTCCGAGGTCACGACAGATACGAAGTGCCAGCTTGAGCATTTTCTTTTCGGAACGCTTGAAGATATTCTCACTATCCTTTGCTCGAGCTTCTGCGTCAGACCAACCATCACGAAGCTGAACCGCCGCTCCTGTGTCGGAGGTTGAAGAACCACCGTTACGATTTGGCATACCGCAAATGGTAAGTACCGCTTCGTAGTAATCGTCCTTCAAGGTCTGTGACTGTGTTTGGTTAAGCTCGGTAGTAACCACGTCCACATCGGCAGTCTGACCGTCTACGGATTTCACCTTGATAGCTCCCAATTCCAAAAATTCTAAATATTCGTCCTTGGAAATATCGCAGTTAATGAACTTGATAAAAGCCTGTATCAACTGTTCCATACCGTCCATTCGGTTACTTCCCACATTGTTGATTGCGTCCAAAAGAGGAAGCACAATCTCGAAAGCACCCAAACGAGCGTTGTTTGCCGGATATTCAAAAATCGGAATCATGTCGAGAGCATGAGGTTTTTCCTCCATGACGATACCATCGTCAATGAGGTAATAACGATTCTCCGTATAAATGGAGTAATGGGTAATCTCGTTATCGTCCTTGCTATACTTAACTGCCATCATAGGCTTGTTGCCGATTTCATTTGAATAGACCACGAAAGTGTCTCTTGGGTCGAGAGTGAACATTTCAAAAGGAGCTTCGTCCTCCTCATTCACATCGTCCGGCAGAAGTAAGCGGAAAGCAGTACCACAAATCATTTGCCACTCAACAACCTCTTGGTCTTGAGTTGCTTTGTCCTCTGCGAACATGAACTCGTTGAGCTGGTTGATTTCATTTACTACCTGTTCGTTACCGTTGCGGCTCACATACTGGATAGGTTCACCACAGAGATAACCAACTTTGAAGGAGACAATCTCGTTTGCTCGGTTCTCCATAATCTTGTTACAGATTTCCGGGCGAACTTCTTTCTTTCGGTATCTGATAGGCTGTTCACCTTTGTAATACCTGTAAAGATAATCAATCTCGCTTCGATTTAGAGCATGAGTTTCAAGGGCTTTCGCCAATACGTCTTGCACATTGTCTCGAGTGATTTCTCGCTCGCTGGTCTTGATGATACGTCTGCCACTCATAAGGCGAGTTTCGCTCAAGACCTTTGTTTCATCGACTACGTTTGCCACGATTGCCCCTCCTTTCCACAAAAATACAAAATGGGTGCATGAATTACATTCGAGGACTGAACCTCGTGCAATCATGCGCCCATAAAATAAATCTACTTATACCTATACTATTATAGCAACAAAGTTCTCAAAAGTCAAGTTTCTAATTCTGATTATTAGAATTATTTGTGGAAAACTTTGTGGAAAATGTGGAAAAACGGAATTACCATGGACGTTTGAAGATTTCCACGCTGTTCCCGGTCAAACTCTGTGCAAATTCAGCATATTGAGCCATGCCATCGGGAACATCATCGTTTTTATTCTTACCAGCAACGGTATAAGAACAGAGCATATCCATCATTTTTCCGTAGTCACTCTTTCGGGTGTAAAGAGAGCTGTCCTTGAACAGACAGTGTTCCTTGACCCATGCCGAGTTGACGATGATTTTCGTCTCCTTATTGGCAGTAGTGAACTTGGTCGTGATATGAGTAATACCGCCCTTGGCTTTAACACCCTCGGCAACCTTTTCAGCCACACGTCTTCCGGCAGAATTGGATTCAAAGCGACAGGACTTTACCTTATCCCTTACGAGAATCTCAATCAGCCTTGCGTCTACGATATTCGGGAGACCGTTATCACAAACACAATCGTCAATGTAATGGTCTTCACCATA